ACTTATAATAATAGCACATTTCTATTATAATAAATAGATAAAACAGGATCAATCTTACCAAAATGAGTCTACCTACTAATCCTTTTGCTTCTTTAATTTCAAAAGTAAGCGAGAGCCTAACACAAGTTACTAACGAAGGATCGGCAAAATTGCAGTCCGGAGTTAGTCAGCTGTCTAAAATGAATTTAGATAGTAAAATCTCTAGTATGTCTGGAGAGCTAGGTAGCGGCCTTAACGGTGCTACTTCTGGAATTAAAAATGCTCTTAATACAGCAGGATTTGGTGAAGCGGCAGGTAAGTTTAGTGCTTTAGAAGGAGCCGCCGGAAAAAGCCTAGCAGGACTTAAGAGTCTAGCAGGGAGTACCAGTGCTGTAAAAGCAGATATTACCAGTAGTTTGAGTAAATTTGCTGGAGGAGATCTAGGTGGCGGTCTTAAAGACGTTGCAGGTGCAATAGGTAAAGCTGCGGGATCTTTAAATGACATATTAAGTTTACGTAGAGCATCAAACATTCCGTCAGGTGCAGACTTCTTTAAAAGTCAATCAGCAGCAATTCAGTTAGACCCAGGAGCCAAAGACGACTGGCGTGTTAGAATTAATGCTCCGTGGAACCTTTTTAACTCTCCTATGTTTTCTCGTTTGCAAGAAACAGGCGGGGTAGTATTTCCTTACTTGCCAAACATAACAGTTTCTACAAAAGCAGATTACCAAAAAGTAGATTTAACTCACAGCAATTATCCTTACTACTCATATAAAAGCAGTACAGTTGACGATATTCAAATTAGCGGAGAGTTTACAGCAGAAACAGAAATGGATGCAGCTTATTGGATCGCAGCTACAACGTTTTTTAAGACTGCAACTAAGATGTTCTTTGGTAAAGGATCAAATGTAGGTAATCCTCCAATTATTTGCCACCTTTATGGATACGGCGCAAGTGTGTTTGACAAGGTTCCTGTTATTATTACAAATTTTTCAGTAGACTTAAAAGAAGATGTTAACTATGTAAAGTGTAACAGCTTCGGCACAAACACATGGGTTCCGGTTGTTAGCTCAATTTCTGTTACATGTGTACCAGTTTACAGCAGAGAGGCATTGAGAGAGTTTAATCTTCAAAGCTATGCATCAGGTAAAATGGTTGGTCCGGGCGGAGTAGGATTCTTATAATGGCAGACTATACTAAATCATCACCTTGGGCGGCAACGCCTCAAAATAATTTCTTCTTGGAAACATTTAGGATTAGACCGGTGCCTGCAGAATCTGATGATTTCAGGTACGTGATCGAAAATCAATATAAACATAGACCAGATCTGTTGGCATATGACGTCTACGGTAATGCTAAACTATGGTGGGTCTTTGTTCAACGTAATATGGAAGTTTTAAAAGATCCAATATACGACTTTGTTCCAGGAACAGTTATATACTTGCCAAAGCAACAGAACCTAGAACAGTTCCTAGGAGTGTAATATGGCAACTCCTGACACAGTTAAAAAACCAGACGGAACGCCAGTTGCACCAGCACCTGCGGCGTCTGCGGTGTCTTCTGGAACAGCACAAAGAACAACAGGTAAAACAGCCGAGGGATTAAAGGCAGTTGAAATTGCCGGAGGCCAGGCAATTGTTAATGTTGTTCCTAACCCGTTACACAAATTTGCTTCTTATACCACAGCATGGACAATGGCCTGCTTAACTAAAGAGCAATTTAACAAGCCAAGCATATATCGAGAAAACGATGCAACATTAACTGGCGTGGTTTTTAGTTCCGGCGGTCGATATGCAGACAAAAGAGCTAAAACAGACTCCGGTGTTCCTGAGTATTTTGTTGACAACTTTGTAATGCAATCTGTTATCGCTGCTAGTCCTAAGACAGGTAACAGTAACGCAGTTAAATTTAGTTTTGAAATCATTGAACCTTATAGTATGGGTTTACTTTTGCAGAGTATGCAGGTTGCAGCTTTGCAAAACAAATATGCAAACTATCTAGACAATGCACCTTACCTATTGAAGTTAGACTTTATGGGTTGGGACGAAAAGATGGGGCAGTATAAGAACGTCAAGTCAAAATACTTTGTTATGAAATTAACAAGTATTAAGTTTGAAGTTACTGAATCGGGAAGCAAGTACAGAGTTGAAGGTGTTCCTTATAACCATCAAGGTTTTTCTGATGCTTATAACATTACCTATACAGATATGAAACTCAAAGGTAGTACAGTTAGAGAAGCGTGTACTGCCTTAACTGACGTTTTAAACGGAAACGAAAAAACGTTAGTTGATGAAAAAAGAATTGGAATCGGCGACAAGTATATTATTGAGTTTCCTACAGAAGGATCAAAATCTCAAATCTTTAAGACACCGCCTAAAGAAGAAAAAAGTGCAGTTAAGAAATTAAACGAAGCACCGCCTAAAACAGCAGGCCAACCTAAACCGGCTAAAGATGACGATACAGTAGTTGCTGATCCTAATGACATTGGCGGATCTTCATTTGGATTTGATGCATCAACCGGCGGTAACTTTAGCTTTGGATTTGAAAGAGATAAGATTGACGAGAAAACAGGATTAGTAAAACGAGACAAAGTTACAATTGATCCTAAGAATAGAGAATTTTTATTTTCTCAAAAGCAAAGTTTAACAGACATTATTACTCAGTTAATTATTAGTTCAAAGTATGCTAAAGATGCGTTGAACCCAAAGAGGTTAACTGATGACGGATTTATTCGTTGGTTTAGATTAGACGTTCAGATGAAGTTTGGGGACTTTGATGAAATTCAAGGAGACTTTGCTAAGATATTAATCTACAGAGTAGTGCCTTACCTTGTACACCACACGATCTTCCAAAGCCCTAATGCTACTCCGTATGGTTATAAAGAACTCGAAAAGAAAATTGTTAAGAAATACAATTATATCTATACCGGTGAAAACGTTGATGTCATAAAATTCGACATCCAAATTAACAATTTGTTCTTTACAGGAAATAACGCAAGCCCAGAGTCTAGCTCGGCATTGGTTGCAAACCCAGACCAAGGAGGTCCTGCACCTGATCCTGGTAAAAAAGTAGAAACAAATGCTGGTAATGCAAAACAAACACAGTTAGCTTATACTGGTCGAAGAAGATTAATGCGAGACCCTAACTCGTTAACTAATGTTAACCAAGGTGGTAACTCAGATAAGAGTACAGAACAAAAAGTAGCTGAAGCATTTCATAGAGCATTTATTACTGGTTCAAGTGCTGACATGGTAACTGTTGATCTAGAAATTCTAGGAGACACTTACTGGTTAGTAGATAACGGTATGGCAAATCATTTCGATGAGCCAAATCCTAATACTCCGCAAATTTCTGCAGATGGTTCTGCAAACTATGAAGGCAGCGATGTTTTTATTTTTATTACTTTTAAAACTCCATCGGACGTAGATCCTGTATCGGGTCTTTACAAATGGCCGTACAAAGGTAAGACTTCACCGTTTACTGGAATCTATAGAGTTACTTTAGTAGAAAGTAATTTCTCTAGCGGATTTTTTAAACAAAAATTAAAATGTATTAGAATGCCGTTGCAAGATAAAGACATGGAAGGATTGGTTGCTGTTAATGCTACTAAAGACGATGCTATTGCATCAGAAATTAAAGAGCCTAAGAAAGACACAGGAAGAGTTAATGACGTAGCGCCTCCAAAGGTAAAGATAGAACCTAAACCTCCTGCACCTCCTGTATTAGCAGAGTTAGGATCGTTTGCATCTGCTGCATCTAACAAGTTAGCATCTACTTTTGAAACAGTGACCGGCAAAATATCTAGTCTTGCAAATTCTGCATCTAGCCTAAAGGTGCCAACAGCTTCAGAGATAGTTGCTAGAGCTACAAATAATAATACAAATAATTCAGCATAGGATAAAGAATGGCACAGATAAAAAGAGTTCCGGTATCTAAAACTAATAAGACCAGTGTAGGTACGGGCATATATTTGGCTAGAGTTATTAGCCATCTCGACCCGTCGTTTATGGGATCATTAGAAGTTACTCTAATGCGTGAACAAGGAAATAAACTTGGAGACAACAATCAAGTTTATATTGTAAAATACGCCAGCCCGTTTTTTGGTTCCACTGCTTACGAGTTCTTAGGTAAAAATACTGCTACTAAATCAGCGGTATCTCAAACTAGTAACCCTAACAATCAAAACAAGCCAGCCGGCACAACTTCGGATGCTTATAACGATACACAAAAAAGTTACGGTATGTGGTTTGTTCCACCTGATGTTGGTGTAACGGTACTTGTTGTTTTTGTTGACGGTGATCCTACACAAGGTTACTGGATAGGCTGTGTGCCTCCTAGGTTTGCTAACCATATGGTTCCGGCAATCGGCATATCTCCTAATGCAGATATTTCATCAGAAGATAAAAAGAAATTTAATTCTAAGTTAGATCTTCCAGTGGCAGAGATTAACAAGAAAATTAATGCCACAGAAAAAAGCATTGAGACTGACAAGATTAAAAAGCCAGTACACCCAATTGCCGATGTTTTCTTAAGACAGGGTTTACTTGAAGATGACATTCGAGGTGTTACAACAACTTCGTCAAGAAGAGAAGTACCAAGTTCTGCATTTGGTATTTCAACTCCTGGCCCAGTAGATAGAAGAAACAATGCTAAACGTGCTCCTATAGGTAAAACACAAGGACCAAGTCCAACTCCTGTTCCTGTTAGCCGCCTTGGTGGTACACAGTTTGTAATGGATGACGGTGACGATCGTTATATTAGAAAACAGCCAGCGTCTGTTTTAGGACAAGGATCTGCATATGCAGATGTTCTAAAAGGAGAAAAAGGCGATCCTACAATTCCTTATTCAGAGTATTTTAGAATTAGAACACGAACAGGGCATCAGTTGTTGATGCATAACAGTGAAGATTTAATCTATATTGGTAATGCTCAAGGAACAACTTGGATAGAAATGACCAGCAATGGTAAGATTGACATCTATGCTAAGGACAGTGTAAGTGTTCACACTGAAAACGATTTTAATTTTTATGCCGACAGAGATGTAAACATTGAAGCTGGTAGAAATATTAACATGAAAACTAATAGCGGTCGTTTACAAGCAGAGATTGCAACAGACTTAAACATTCTAGTAAACAGTACAGGTAGAATTACCGTAGGCAGCGATTTTAATTTGCTAGTTGGTTCCGATACAAAAATGTCTACTAAAGGAAATTTTAATATTGCGGCTGACGGCGATAACAGGTTTAGTGCTGTAGGAGATACAAGTATTGGTAGCGGAGGTTCTCATAAAGAAACCGCAGGAACAATTTTTATGAACGATGGCGCAGGAAATGCAACACCTGCTGATCTTGCTGACTTTGTTAGACCTTTAGAATTGCATAAAAACATTGTAACCAGCACTACAAAAAATTGGGCAGATACCAAGTACCAGTCAGGTACACTGAACAGTATTATGAAGCGTATTCCAATGCACGAGCCTTGGGTACTACATGAAAACTTTGCGCCGGATAAGTTTACTCCGTCTGGCACCGATAGGGAACAACAATAATATGGCCATTACAAAATTATACAATAAGAAAACAGTAGCCAGCAATTTTGCTAGGGTTTCAACTGATGCTGGCACGTTTACCTATAGAGGGTTTAGCAGCAACAATAATAAAAAGAATTACAAACTCTATGATTTAGATTTAGTTAAACAAGATTTGTTGAACCACTTCTATATTCGCAAAGGTGAAAAGTTAGAAAATCCAAGTTTCGGTACAGTTATTTGGGACATTTTGTTTGAAAATTTTACAGAAGAAGTAAAACAAATTGTATCGCAAGACGTTGAAACAATCTTAAATTACGACCCTAGAATATCGGTAAATGCTGTAATTATTGACACAACTGATCACGGTCTACGTATTGAAGCCGATGTAACATACTTGCCTTTTAACATTAACGAGCGTATGGTTTTAAACTTCGATAAGAACAACAATACACTGGTTAATAGAAATAATTTCAATATATGACCAGTTAATTTTTCCTGGTAAATACTAGGCGAGACTGAAAAATGACAACTACATCTAGACAAAATAACCTAATCTTAAATCAAGACTGGACAAGAATTTACCAGACTTTTAAGAATGCCGACTTTAAATCCTACGATTTTGAAAATCTACGTAGGGTTATTATCACGTATCTTCGTGAAAATTATCCAGAAGATTTCAATGACTACATTGAATCGTCTGAGTACATGGCATTAATTGATGCAATTGCATTTATAGGTCAAAGTTTGTCATTTAGGATTGACCTAGCTAGCCGTGAAAATTTCTTAGAACTTGCAGACAGAAGAGAAAGCGTTTTACGTATTGCAAGAATGCTTGGGTATAACGCCAAACGTAATATTCCTGCATCCGGACTATTAAAATTTACAACTGTTAGCACCACTGAAGAGCTAGTAGATAGCAACGGTAGAAACCTTTCAGACCAAATTGTTAGCTGGAACGATCCAACTAATACAAACTGGCTCGAACAATTCTTGTTAATTTTAAACTCTGCAATGGCAGATAATACTGAATTTGGCCGTAGTCAAGGTACAGGAACAATCCAAGGAATTAACACAGAACAATACAGATTTAAGTCAGCAATTTCTGACATTCCGTTGTTTTCTTTTAATAAAACTGTGGCTAGCAGAACAATGAATTTTGAACTTGTTAGCACAAGTTTCCGCGGTCAAGAGTACATCTACGAAGAGCCGCCAACACCTGGTAACCAATTAGGGTTTATCTACAGACAAGACGGCAAAGGTCCTGGAAGTGCAAACACAGGTTTCTTTATGATGTTTAAGCAAGGTAGTTTAGAACTTGCAGACTTCACAGTTGATGTTCCTACCACTAATGAAACTATTGCTGTTGGCGCAGAAAACATTAACAATGACGATGTGTGGTTGTTTAATTTAGATTCCAACGGTACACAAACAAATCAGTGGACAAAAGTTAGCAGCTTAACAGGTAATAATATTGCCTATAACAGTTTACAAAATAGCATTAGAAATATCTATGCAGTATCTACAAAAGAAAACGATACAATTGAATTAGTCTTTGCCGACGGGGTGTATGGAAACTTGCCTCAAGGTACATTCCGTGTTTACTATAGAGTATCTAACGGTTTAAGTTATTCTATATCTCCTGCAGAAATGCGAGGTGTTACAGTTTCTGTTCCTTATGTTAGCAAGACAGGAAATCTAGAAACTTTAACAGTTGGTCTAGGATTAAACTATACTGTAACCTCTGCGTCAGCGGCTGAATCTACAGATAACATAAGAACAGCGGCGCCTGCTCTTTATTATACTCAGAACAGAATGATCACGGCTGAAGATTATCAGCTTGCTCCGTTGACAAGTAGCCAAGAAATTTTAAAAGTAAAATCTATTAATAGAACATCTAGCGGAATTTCTAGAAACTACGAAATTATTGACGCTAGCGGAAAGTACAGTTCTGTTAGAGTTTTTGCTGACGACGGATACGTTTATAGAGAAGAAATCGAACGTAACCTAAATTTAAAATTTGCAAACAGACTAGACATTATTAATTTTATTAGAAACAAAGTTGAACCAATCTTTACTTCGACTGATGTTTACAATTTCTATTTTACAAAGTTTGACAAAGTATTATTTGTCGACGAAAACATTATATGGAGATCAGTATCTACAGGAATAAATCAGTCCACTGGTTATTTCCAGAATAAAATTGACGCTTCTATTTTAGGTGTTGGCGCATTTAGTACTAGTAGCTTAAAATATATCTATCCTAATTCTTTAATCAAGTTTGTTCCTCCTGCAGGTAAAGCGTTTAAAAACGGTAAGATTGTTGATGCAGACGTAACTGACTTAGACCAAAGATCTTATATTTGGACAAAAGTTATTAGTGTTGCAGGTGACGGCACAGCAGCTAATACAGGAACGCTATCGTCTGGACTTGGTCCAGTTATGTTTAGTGATGTTATTCCTGACACAGCAATTGCAAGAAGAATTGTTCCTAAGTTTGTGAATAATCTTCCAACCGGTATCGAGCAAGAAATTGTTAGTCAGTTAATTGAAAATCAAAACTTTGGTCTTCGATACGATTATACAACTTCTTCTTGGAAAGTTATTATTGCTCCTAACCTTGATTTAGTTAGTTTGTTTAGCCTAGGAAAAGCAGGCGATAACACCAGAAACAATCTAGATGCATCTTGGATTATTGCTTTTGTAAAGAAAGCAGACCAATATGTTATTAGAGTTCGAGGCATGGACTATGTATTTGGCAGCTTGCAACAAAATAGATTTTACATTGACATTAACAAGAAAGTATTCAATGCACAAACAGGTGAAGTTGTAAGAGATGAAGTTAAAGTTCTTGGAATCAACGCCGGTGCAGATAGCACAGCGTTAAAGAGAGATATTGCATTCTCTATCGATAGTACTATTAAGTTTAATGATGGTTACGAAAGTGACAATGAAATTAAGATAGCATTTTCTGACAGGGATGACGACGGCGTTATTGACGATCCAGAAGCATTTTCTCAAATTGTTGGGGAAGATACAGAACTTAAATTTATTTTTTTTAAAGAAACTAAAGACTCGTCTGGAAATGTTACATTTGAAGTTGTTGACGAAACAGTAACGCCAATTGCAGTTGTACAAAGAGAAGCCACAGTTAACCTTAATGATTATACTGATGGCGACTTAATTTATTTTTACGATATAAATGAAAATAGAGTTAAGAAAGTTGACAAGTCTACTAATACATTAATTCTTCAGCCTTCGTATAAAGCAAACTTTGGACGTAAAGGTCTTAAGTTCCAATATGTTCACAATGCTTCGGAAGACAGAAGAATAGATCCTAGCTCTAGTAACATTATTGATGTATTCTTGTTGACAAGAAACTACGATACTGCTTTTAGAAACTACGTTTTAGGAAATGTCCTAACTCAGCCAGAAGCTCCGTCGATCGATTCTTTAAGAATTGAGTTTGGTTCAAAGTTGAATAACATCAAATCTATTAGCGATGAGATTGTTTACCATCCTGTAAAATACAAAGTTCTGTTTGGATCTCAAGCAGAAGATAAGTTGCAGGCAACATTTAAAATTGTAAAGAACCCTAATAAAACTATTAACGACAATGATTTAAAAGTTAGAATAGTATTAGCTATAAATGAATTCTTTGACATCAACAACTGGGACTTTGGAGATAAGTTTTATCTTAGCGAACTTACCACATACGTATTAAACTCAGTGGTACCTGATGTAAGTAATTTAATTGTAGTACCAAAACAATCCTCACAATCTTTTGAAAGTTTATTTGAGATTCAATCAAGGTCCGACGAAATTTTCATTAGCGGTGCAAAAGTCGACGATATTGAAATTGTGACAACAATCAGCGGCATAACTAGCGACGTAACAGTATAAAAATGGCAAACGATATTTTTCCTAAGAGTCAATTACCAATTAGAAGAACTGTAGATCTATTACCTACAATTTTTAGAACCGAGACAAATTCCAAGTTCTTTGGTGCAGTATTAGATCCATTAGTTCAGCCCGGTGTGTTAGAAAAGACAACTGGTTACATAGGAAGAAGATACGGTAAAACATTCAAGGCTACAGATATCTATCTTGATGATGATGCCACACTTCGTAGCAGATATCAACTTGAGCCCGGTGTTGTAACTAAAAATGATTCGAATGTTATTGAGAGTTTTTCTGACTATATTGATCTTAAGAATCAACTTCAATTCTTTGGCAATAACGAAGAAGACGATACAAAGACCGTTGGCCAACAGCACTTTACCTGGGATCCTCCGATCGACTGGGATAAGTTTGTTAACTATCGTGAATATTTTTGGGAACCATTAGGACCTCCTCCTGTTGACGTAGCAGGAAATTATACAGGTGTTACTAGTACATACAAAGTGTCTTTAGGATTTGGATCGACATACATTTTCAGTCCAGACGGTTTTACAAATAACCCAACTCTAACTTTATATAGAGGACAAAAGTATACCTTTAAGGTAAACGTTCCAAACGAAGGTTTTACAATTAAAACCAATTTTGACACAGGCAGTTTATTATTCAACCCAATCCTTTCTTACGTAGAAGGGCAGTTAGTTGTGTTTGACGAAAAACTATGGAGAGCTAAGAAAGACATATCTCCAGCAGACGGTAGCACTATTGACGAAAATTCTGAAAACTGGGAACTTGTTGAAAAGGTTGGCGCAGGCACAGCTTTAAGTTATAACACAGGTGTTACTAATAATGGAATTGAAAAAGGCAATGTTGTCTTTGAAGTTCCGTTTGATGCACCAGATGTACTTTTTTATCAGTCGTCGGTTACCCCAGATAGATTTGGACGATTCATTATTTCTGACATCGAAGAAAATACAAAGATTGATGTTGAAAAAGAAATCGTAGGAAAGGAAACATATACAAGTAGTAACGGTGTAGAGTTTACTAACGGATTAATTGTTAACTTCCGAGGAAAAGTAACTCCTGAAAAATATTCTTCGGATACATGGATTGTTGAAGGCGTCGGCGAATCGATCGCCTTAAAACGATTCAACGACCTTGTTGCACCAACACTTGAAAACAATACACTTGAAGTATTGTTTGACAATGGCGGATTTGACACAGAACCGTTTGACGATGCTGCATCTTATCCTGCGACAAAAGATTACATCGTAATTAATAGAACATCAAAAGATTCAAATCCATGGAGTCGATATAACCGTTGGTTCCACAGAAGTGTTTTAGAATATTCTTACAGAGTTAGAGGACAAGATTTTCCTGCTAACGAATCTCTAAGAGCTAAAAGACCAATTATTGAATTTCAGTCGGACCTACAGCTTTATAATCACGGTTCTGTATCTAAGGATACAGTAGACTATGTTGACACATTTACAGATGATGTGTTTAGTAAGATTGAAGGTAGTACCGGTTACAACATCGACGGAGAATTTTTATTTGACGGCGCAAGAATTTTAGTTGTTGCAGATACCGATAGTCTAACAAACAACAGAATTTACAAAGTACAATTCATTACTCATAATAGTAGAAAACAAATACATTTAAAATTAGAACAAGACGGCGAGTCTGTTGTAGGAGAATGTGTTTTAATTAAAAGAGGAACTGCCAATGCCGGCAAGATGTACCACTTTAACGGATCCAACTGGGTAAAGAGCCAAGAAAAAACCGCTACTAATCAAGCGCCGTTGTTTGATGCGTTTGACAAAAACGGAGTAAGTTTTTCTAACAAAGACACATATCCAGTTAGTACATTTTCAGGTTCAAAACTATTATCTTATAAAGTTGGAACTAGTACAGCAGATACTGAATTAGGATTTAGTCTAAGTTATCTAAACATTGACAACGTCGGCGATATTCAGTTTGATTGGTCTTGGGATAAAGAAACATTTAGGTATCTTAGCGAAAAGGTATTAAACACTGTTAGTATCTCGTCTGGATTTTACTTGTTTAATAATAACAAGGGATATCGAAACGGATGGGAACAATTCGAATCTAGTTTTGTTCAACCGATTATTGATTCTGTTAAAATTACAGAAAGTACTGACACAGTAACTTTACAAACTGTTGACTGGGCAGCATTCGATGCAGACGAAACTGCAAGAATTAATTTCTACCTTAACGGCTTTAAGGCCGCTGTCACTTATACAAGATTTAATAACAAGTTTACATTTAACACCACATTCTCTGCAGGAGATGTGTTGTCGGTAAAGATTGTTTCTAAAGTAGAACCGTTATTTGGATACTACGAAATCCCAGTAGGATTAGAAAAGAATCCTCTAAACCAAGATCTGCAATATTTTACATTTGGCGAAGCATCAGATCATTTATCTACAGCAATTGAATGGGACACAGATTTTGTTGGATCCATTCCAGGCGATTCTAATCTTAGAAATTTATTCTCCTATAGAAAATTTGGAAAGAGGTTTTTAAAACACTCTGGAATAGCTCCGCTATCTTTATTTTTACTTTGCGATAAGAAGTTTAACGCAGTTAAGTCTGTGCAGTATGCAAAAAAAGCCTACTCAGAATTTAAGAACAGTTTTATTGTTAAGGCAACTGAATTAGAATACAACGATGTTGTATCGGACTTTGTTGACACTATCCTTAACTCTTTAGGTAAAACAAAAAATTCGTCTAGTGCATTTGCAGACTCTGACATGGTAGGAAGTGGTGCGTATGCTGCTATTACCTACGAAGTTGAGGATACTGGAATTAAGACATTCTCGTTATCCGAAAAGTTTAACACAAATGAATTAAGCCGTCGTGCAGTTTACGTTTACGTAAACGGCGAACAACTGTTAATTAAACGAGATTACGAATTTAATTCTGCATTCGGCTATGTTACATTAAAAGTAGATTTGACAGAAGGCGATTTAGTAGAAGTTAGAGAATATGTATCGACTAGCTTTAACTACATTCCGCCAACACCTACTTCGTTAGGACTATACAAAAAGTATACTCCTATGAAGTTTATTGACGACACTTATACAGAGCCTAAGGAAGTTATTCAAGGTCACGACGGAAGTATAACTGTCTGTTACGGAGACTACCGTGACGATTTATTGTTAGAGTTAGAGTATAGAATTTACAATAACATTAAACAAGAATACAACCCTAATCTTTTTGACATCGATAAAACCTTTGGCGGGTATTATGGAAATGCAGAGTTCACAAAGGCTCAAGTAGATAATGTTGTTAATCAAGAATTCCTAAAGTGGATTTCTAACACAAATATTGGTTATACATTAAACGAGTATTTTGATTCAGAAAACTCCTTTACATATACCTATAGCAACATGACAGCACAATCCTCCGGAGACAATCTTCTTGGATGGTGGAGAGGTGTGTACCAATGGTTCTATGACACAGATCGTCCGCACCGTTGTCCGTGGGAAATGCTAGGTTTTAGTGAGCAGCCAGACTGGTGGGAATCAGAATACGGAGCAGCACCATATACAAGTAATAACTTAATCCTTTGGGAAGATCTACGAGACGGTATTATTCGTCAAGGAGATCGTGCAGGGACATATGCAAGATATACACGCCCATCACTAATGGCTCATATTCCAGTTGACGGAGATGGTAAGTTATTAAGTCCGTTAGATTCTGGATTAGCAAACAACTTCACATTAATTAACAACCAAGGAAGTTTTGTGTTTGGGGATATTTCTCCAGTAGAATATGCTTGGAGATCAAGCAGTGAATGGCCGTTTGCAGCGGTTATTGCTATGATGTTGTTGAAACCGTTTGACTTTATTAACAAAGGGTTTGATCTATCAAGAAAAACTACAAACGTTAGAGAACAACTAGTAAGCACTTCAACACACAAATTCTTTACTATTAACGATATTGTTGTACCTGTAGCAGGTGCAGAAATGACAGCTGGTATTGTAAACTATCTTGCATCGTATGTAAAATACCTAGGATTAGATAGTTCAACGCTTGCTGAAAAACTATCTACTATTGACGTAGCACTTACTTCTAGAATTTCTGGATTTGTTGACAAGGCTCAACAAAAATACCTATTGGATTCTAAGAGCCCAAAGAGTGCAAGCAGTAGTATTTTTATTCCTCCAGAAAACTACGACATTATCTTTAATGTTAGTTCTCCTATTGCTGCTATTGGATATAGCGGTGTTCTAATTGAGAAAACATCTAGAGGATGGCAAGTACAAGGGTATGATTCGATCAATCCTTATTTTAATTACTATGAAGCTGTTCCGACTCAAACAGATCCTTTAATTTCTGTAGGCGGTGTTAGCGCAACATATTCAGAGTGGGCTGCTGATCGAACATTTAATAACGGTGAGATTGTTTCTTTTAGAGGCGACTACTATCGTGCAATTAAGACTAACCAGTCTTCTGAGTTCAACACTGCCAACTGGACAAGAATTCCTAAGTTACCTGTCGTGGGTGCTGTAGAAGCGTTCCAGCGTAGAAGCTTTAACACATTTAATATTAAGAGAATGAGTTATGGCGAGGAATTTACAACAGTCCAACAAGTAGTTGATTTTATGCTAGGCTACGAAGCTTACTTAAAGAGTATTGGCTTTGTATTCGATCAGTACGATACAGTATTAAAAGTTTCTAAAAACTGGACAACGTCTGCTAAAGAATTTATGTTCTGGACAAGACACAATTGGGATGTTGGTTCTTTAATTACACTAAGTCCTTTAGCTGAAAAGGTTGAAATTTCTTTACCTGTCGGCGTTGCAGAAAGTTTCTTAGATAGCTTTTACGAATATCAAATTTTAAAGAGCAACGGAACTCCTCTTCGACCAGAGTTTATTAATGTTAATCGCGGATTCCAAAATATCTCAGTTTCTATAACAGATACTAGCGAAGGAATTTATTTCTTAAAAGCATTTTATGTATTAAAAGAAAACGTTGTTGTATTCTCTGATCGTACAGTTTTCAACGATGTCATTTATGAAAAGACTACCGGATACAGACAAGATAGAATTAAAGTACAAGGATTCCGTACTACAGATTGGGACGGTGATTACACAAGCCCAGGATTCTTGTTTGACAATGTTAACATTGACACATGGTCTCCTTTCGTTGATTACAAACTAGGCGATATTGTTCAATATAAATCTTACTATTGGGTAAGCCAGTATAACCAGGACGGTACAGAGGACTTTGATGACTCAAAGTGGAGCAAGTTAGATTCTACTCCAACTAAGTCGTTAGTGCCTAACTTTGACTATCGTATCAACTTATTCGAAGATTACTTTGAAGTAGATACCGACGGAGTAGGACTAACTCAAAGAGAGTTAGCAAGACACACCATTGGCTACCAAACTCGAGAGTACCTACAAAATCTAGCAGAAGATCCAGTTACACAGTTAAGACTCTATAGAGGATTTATCCGTGAAAAAGGTACAAACAATTCTGTAATTAAGATTTTTGACAAGTTAAGTGATTCGTCTAAGTCAAGTATTGTCTTAAACGAAGAGTGGGCATTTAGAGTAGGTCGCCTTGGTGGCATTGATCAAGTTCAAGAGTTAGAGATCGAATTAGAAAAATCTAAATTCTTAATCGACCCTCAACCGATCATGTACGTTAATTCGTTGCCTGCTTTACCAGCAGACAGATACTATCGTGTAGATCCTACTAACTTTACTATTTTGCCTAAGACCTTAGAGTCTGGAATAATTCCTACATCGTACGAGTCATTGCCATTTAAGACCGCAGGTTATGTTAAGTCGGATCAGATCGATAGAATCGTTAACACTAAAGCAGATCTTCTTGCATTAGATATTACAACGTTAACTGTTAACGAAAATATTTGGGTAACATTTGAAGGCATAAGTTGGAACATCTATAGATTTGAACAACTTCCAACTGTATTTGTAACAGGCTTTGATCGAAATGTAACAGAGTTAGTAGTAATTCTGAACCAATCTCATGCGTTTGCAGTTGGAGATATTGTAGGATTTACTATGGAGAATCTAACAGGATTCTATACCATTACTTCGATTCCTACAGACAGCAGCTCTACGATAGTTCTTACTATCGGAGAAGACGATGCTGATCCAGTGATTGACGAAACTGGTTTTGCAAACATTTGGAAGATGACTCCTGCTAGATTTGCAGACTACGAATTAATTGACAGGTCAAAGGCAGCATTACTACCAAATAATTCTAAACTTTGGATTGACTCGGATCAAAACGGTTTATGGGAAGTTGTTCAAAAGAAAAAACAATATTCCTATAAGTCTATTGCTGACTACGGAGTATCGTCTCCTAGCAGAACAGGCGCCAAAGTATTATACGATAATATAAACAAGAGAGTAATTTCTAGCATACCGGGTTCCGGCTATGTGATGGTTTATATTGAAACAACACGAGGATTGTCGTTAAGACAGATTATTCAACCACCTCAAGGTTTTGCAAACAAGATGCTTGGCTCTTGGGGCGAGAATATGGCAATCAGCCCAGACTCTAAGTGGTTAGTAATTGGAGCTCCTAAGGCAAGTTCAATTACTACTTACTACCAAGGTGATTTTAATCCTTCGTCAAATTACAACGAAGGCGATATTGTTTTACACGACGGCAAGTTGTGGAAAGCATTGAAACCTATTATTTCTGTTGATGGCAGCACAATTAATGTTACATCGGAAGAGTGGGAAATTGTAAAAATTATTCCTGCTTCTGCAACAGGTACAAACCTTGGAGAAACAGAACAAGGTTTTGTTGGCATCTATGAGTTTGCACAAGAGCAATGGAACTTAAGAACAAGTTTTGTAAGCCCTAGACCTGCAGACTACGAACATTTTGGTTCTACAATTTCTATTAGCGGAGCAGCTGGAAGTTACCAGTTAGCAATATCTGCAACTGGGTCGTTGGGATCTAAAGGTAGAGTTTATCTATTCAGCTATACAAACGGTTCTTGGGGAATTGTAGAAAATTCTAATTACAAAGGTGTGTATGATCCATCACTATCTAAGTTCTATCCTAAAGATTCTGTAGTATGGTCTCAGGGAGATCTTTACCAGGCGTTAGTAGAAACATACGGTGATGGTAGCTCTGTAGATTTAAGTACATCAAATGACTGGATTAAGATAGATCCAATTGCCACACATTGTTCTTTACCACAAAACATTGCTATTGAAGATGACGGATCTACTCTTGCATCTGGTATACTTGATCCTAATCAAGTAGCCGAACTTGTAAAAGAAGGCGATGCGGTTGGTACAAGTTTAGCAATAAGCGTAGATGGAAATACATTAATTGTCGGAGCACCAGATAGTGACGGTCAGTTTATTTCTAACTATAGAGGATTCTGGAGACCAGATTTTGAATACATCCAAGGCGATGCTGTAAGATATAACAACCTTTACTACAGATTAACTAACGACAATATTGTTGATTCTGCTCTTAGAAGTTACAATCAACAACCTGATCTTGGAGATCCTTGGGAGATCATAAGTGCAGTGTCGCCTGAAGATTCTGGTAAACTTTTTGTTTATAAGAAAAATTCCTTAGGTGTGTTTGAACTTATTCAAACATTAACATCGTCTAACTTAGATGATTACAGCGATTTAGAATCTGGTACTGTATTCGGCGCCGGAGATAGATTTGGTTATGCACTAAGATTATCCACTGATGGAAATACATTAGTTGTTTCTGCACCTGAAACAAATATTACATTTAATAATCCTGGCGTTGTTTATGTTCTTACAAAAGAACAAGACACAGGCATGTTTAGAATTACACAAAAATTAGAAAGCTACGAAGATGATCCTAACGAATGGTTTGGTCAAAGTGTATGTATTAGCCCTGACTCGCAGAGAATTATTGTTGGCGCTAAAAACTTCCCTTACGATACACCAGTTGGATTTGACAGCCCAGTTACAACCTTTGACAATGGAACAACTACTTTCTTTGACAAGAAAGGATACGCTGGCGGAGTTTATGTGTTTGAAAAGAAAGACGGTGTTTATTTCTTAACAGAAAAATTAGAAGCAACATTAAGTCCTTTTGAATCTTTTGGGCACAGTATTGATTGTGTAGGATCAGTTATTGTCGTTGGATCGCCTGATTATATTGCACCTAGCGAAGTTAGCACGTTAGACTTCCCAGTCTACGAAGGTCCAAAGATTGGTAACGTTAGATTGTTTAAGAAAGACCCATTGTTAAATTCTTGGGAAACAATTGCGTTCCAGCAGCCAACTTCAGAAATATCTAAAGCAACAGGAGTTGCATTGTATAACAATGTGTCTAATTACAAAGTTGCAGATTTAGATATTGTCGATCCGGCTAAATTTAAAATCTTAGGAATTGCAGATCAAGAACTTAAATTTAAAACAGAATATGATCCGGCAATTTATAACTACGGAACTGATGCTGTAATTGTTGACGAAGATGTTTCTTGGTTAGAGCGCCACGTTGGCGAATTATGGTGGGACATTAGCAAAGCTAAATGGCTACACTATGAACAAGGGGATACTTCTTACAAGGCAGCAAACTGGAGTAAGTTAGTACAAGGATCAACTATCCAAGTATGTGAATGGGTCGAAACACCGTTGCTACCATCAGAGTGGGCAGAACTAGCAGATACAACTGAAGGCCTTGCTTTAAGTATTAGTGGACAGCCGCTATACCCTAATGATGACATCTACAGTTTTAAAACCTTGTTTAATATTACAACAGGTGAACCTACAGGTACCTTATATTACTATTGGGTAAAAACTAAGTCTACTATTCCTACAAATAATTTAACCAGAAAAATTTCTGGAGCAGAAGTTGAAGTCCTCATTGCAGATCCAGCAGCCGCAGGAATTCCTTTTGTAGGTTTTGCTAATGAAGATACTGTACTTGCATTCAACATTAAACCTTTACTAACAGATTCGACTGTTTTATTAAACATTGAATTCTCTAAAGGAGATAGAACATTAAATGAAGTACACAACGAGTATCAAATTATTTCTGAAGATGTAGCAGACGATATTCCTGCTGAATCTTTAGAAACAAAATGGATCGATAGTTTAATTGGGTTCGATGCATCAGGTAATCGAGTTCCTGACTCAACATTACCAGACAAACAAAAATACGGTCTTGGTTTCAGACCTCGCCAGAGTATGTTTGTTGACAGACTAACCCCTTTAAAGAACACCATTACATATATTAACAACTTGTTGTTAGAGCAACCGTTTGCTGACATTATTGACTTTACATCTTTAAATTCTAAAGAAGATCCTCCAGTTGAGGAATTGAACCAGTATGATGCTACAGTTGACACTTTCTTAGATTTAGATACAGTTGGTACCATTCGAGTAAAACAAGCTGTATTAAAAGCAAACATCGTAGATGGCTTAATTGAAAGTGTTGAAGTTGTAGAACCTGGATTCGGTTATAAAAATAAGTCACCGTGCCCTATTACTTTCGACGGCGACGGCGTAGGTGCTGAAGCATCTGGATCGTTTGACAGCCAAGGAAGATTTGGCAGTGTTACGGTCGTTACAAAAGGAAGAAAATACACCACTGCAACAGCGTCTATTAGAAGATTCTCAGTATTAGTAAATGCTGATGAAAATCAAAACGGATTGTGGAGTATCTATTCTTGGGATGACCTAAGAAAAGTATTCTTTAGAACTAAAACACAAGCATACGATGTTACTCGCTTCTGGAAGTACACAGACTGGTGGATGTCTGGCTACTCTACAACTTCAAGAATTGTACACGAAATTCTTGCAGTATATCAAGAGCCAGAAATTAGCACCGATGTGGGAGATTTGATTAAAGTTAAAGAATACGGCAACGGAGGTTGGGCAGTGTTAGAAAAAGTATCTAACACCGGAGACCTATTCTTTGACAAGTGGAAACTAGTAGGAAGAGAAAACGGAACTATTCAATTCTTAGAAACTCTGTATAATCCATCAGTTTCTGGAGTTGGATTTGACAACGTTAAATCTTTCGATACTGATTTATACGATATTGAAAATACTCAAGAACTTAGAATTATTCTACAATCAGTTAAAGAAGATATCTTAACAGGTGACTATAAAGTTGAATGGAATAAGATTTTCTTTAATAGTATTAGATATGTATTTGCAGAACAGCAGTATGTAGACTGGGCATTTAAAACTAGTTTACTAAGGGCTACTCATAACGTTGGATCTTTAAAACAAAAACTTAATTATAAGAATGACAACTTAGATTCTTATGCTGAGTATATTAACGAAGTTAAACCTTATAGAACAACTATTAGAAACTATACTAGTTCTTACGACAGTATTGACAGATACGGTTCTGCTGTAACTGACTTTGATTTACCGCCAACATATTCAACTGCATTAGACAAGATTCTACCAGTTAATGCAGAGCTAGGCGGCGAATTAGACATCTATCCTTGGAAGTGGTGGAAAGACAATAACAGCTTCTCTGTTGTTGCAATCAATGTGGTAAATCCAGGTTCTGGATACAGCGATGTTCCAAAGGTAGTGATTACAGGAAACGGGTCAGGAGCCGAAGCTACTGCTTACATTTCAAACGGACGAGTTGTTTCTGTTTTAGTAACAAACAAAGGAACTGGATACACACAAGCTCCTACTATAACATTAGTTGGTGGTAATGGTAGTTCGCAGGATATCGCTAAAGCTATTGCAGTTATTGGAGATACAAAAGCAAGAACATTTAATGTTCAAATTAAGTTTGACAGAATTACAAAAGACGGAGCGTATTCTTCTTTTGTAAGAGATGAAGAATTTACAGCTTCTGGGTCAAGCAGCGTGTTTGAGTTAAAGTATCCGCCGACTCGAGACAAGTCAAAGATTTCGTTAACACTTAACGGCGAGCTTGTATTAAGAAGTGAATATTCTATTAGTCTATACAAAGCAAGTGTTGACAATTTTGAAACACTAAAAGGTAGATTGGTCTTTAATCAAGCTCCTGCAAAAAGTTCGGCAATAGTTGTTTCTTATGAAATTAATGATGACATACTAGATAGCGTCAATCGAATTAACAGATATTACAACCCAGACTACGGAATGAAGTCCAAAGATCTTGGACAGCTAATGACTGGTATTGACTTCGGTGGAGTAAAAATTCAAGGAACTACTTTTGAAGTTACTGGCGGATGGGATGCTTTACCGTGGTTTACTGACACATGGGATTCTGTAGAAGCTAATTCTGATTACTATGTAGTTGCCGATGGCAGCACAACAGATGTTACATTACCGTTTACACCTGCAGACGGACAAGAAATTAACATTTATTTGAAGCGAGCTGGTCAAGGACAGGATAGAGATATTCGCGATCTTCAATACGAAGGAGAGATTCCTGAGCCTCCAACAGTTAGAATTGACGATCCTGCATACGATGCTAACTGGGATTCTACATCAGTAGTAAACCCAAATGCACAAATGCCTACGTTTGTAGGTGACGGATCCACAAGAGTTATTCCTATCGGAATTTACATCACAGTTAATGCTGGTGACACTTTAATCTTTAGACCGGCCGAAAGCGACGGTTCTGTAACTATTACAGATCCAACAATTCTAGATACTGTTTTAAGCGGAGGCTCTTTAGTCAACGTTGGCGGAGCATATTCTACAGCGAACGGTGTATCTGCAGAAGATATTAATGTTGATGGCGGACAATTTATTAGTCCTGATCAAGTACAAGCACCTGAAGAAGTTATTCCAGGTCAAGTACTTGACAGTATGAGTATTCGAGTGTTTGATTCTCCAGACAGCGGAGCAGTACCAATTCAGTCTAAGATTGCTTACGGCAACGGTTCTAATAAAATCTATGACATCGGTTTAAGAATTTTTGGTTCACACTCTCTTTTAGTTTATGTAGATAAAGTTAAGAAAGTGTTAGGTACAGACTTTACAATTGATTATATTTCAAATCAACTAGAGTTCTCTACAGCTCCTGTATTAGGATCAGTAATAGAGATTATTTCGTTAGGCATTGGCGGCCTATCTATCCTAGATTATCAAGAATTTGTAGCCGACGGAACAACTAACTTGTTCTTAACTGATGCAAGTTTTGAATCTACATCTAAAATTTTAGTAACACTCAACGGTGAAGAAATCGATGCAGAATTTGTTGCCAGTGAAGAATTTACAGATCAAGTTGGCAGAACATTAGTAAGATTTGGAACTAACCCTGTAACATCATCAGTTATTAAGATTGTTTGCATGGGCGGAAATACTGATGCAGATTCGTCGGGATATTCTGTAATTAGAATTCAACAACAAACTATTACCTACGACGGAAGTACCCGTAGCTTTGAGTTAGATAACTTTGTATCTCTATCTAGAGGATCTGCCGAATCTAGCGCAATAGTTGAAGTAAATGGATTAGCACTTACTGGACCAGATACTGAAATTGTAGTCTATGATGGAACTAACGGAACTATTGTTTTAGGTAGAGATCCAGAACAATCTGCTGGTGCTATTCTTCCGTCTAACATTAAAGTTTATGTAAACGAAGAATTAAAGATATTCATCCAAGACTATGATTATAACGGTGTTTCTAAAGAATTAATTATTAACGAAGATGCTGTTTCTATCGGAGACAGAATTAAAGTTGAAGTAGATTTAAATGCAGGTTACCGTTTTGAAAACAACGACCTTGTTATTTCTAACTCAGTAACATTAGGAATTGACGATGTTATAACAGTTACTTGGTTCAGCGAATACCCAACTTTAGATATTATTCAAGACGAATACACCGGCGGACAAATAGTTTATAAACTAAAAGCAGTTCCGCTAGATGCTAGCTATGTATGGGTATATAAGAATGGAGTTAAACTAACTAACGGTATTGACTATAAAGTATCTACACCTCGAGGAGTAGTATACCTAATTACAAGAGGTGAAGTAGATCCTTATAATTCCGATATACTTCCAACAGACAAGATTAAGATTGTTCAGTTCGGATCTAAGGTCTTTAAAGAGTCAGTAGCATACGAAGTTCACAAGGACATGCTAAACGTTTATCAGTTTAAGCGCCACAGTCAAACAGATAATGTTAAGTTAACTAAAGACTTGGCTTACTATGACACTGAAATTTCTCTAACAACAACAGACGGTTTATCTGAACCAAATGTTGCTAAGAACATGCCAGGTGTTGTTTTGATTAACGGAGAGCGTATTTCTTACTTTGCAAAGTCTGGTACAACTCTATCTAATCTTAGAAGAGGTGTGTTTGGCACAGCTATTCCAGAAGTACACCCTGCAAATTCTAGAGTAGTAAATTGGGGAGCAGACGAGTCTATTCCTTATAACGAAACACAGGAACGTACTAACTTTGTTAGCGACGGAAGCAGTGTACTAATTGGCCCTCTTGATTTTGTACCAGCAAAAGCTACTAAGTCTAACTGGTATAGAGGAACAGGCGATACTGTAATTCCAGACGAGTACGGCCCATGCTACCAAGTAGAAGTATTTGTTGGCGGAAGAAGATTAAGAAAAGATCCAATTTACGTTTATAACGAAGATTTAGGAACAAATAGTCCTTCTGCTGATGTTCAAATACCTGCTGAGTTTTCAGTAGATGGAGTTACTGCTAACATTAGACTTACAGAAGCACCGGAAGCAGGTACAAGAATAACTGTTATCCGTAGAGTAGGAAAGATTTGGTACGATAAAGGTACAGATACAGCATCTTCTGGCGAAACATTCCTAGAAAATAGCGGAACTATACCTAAATTCATAGCTAAAAAGTCTACTAGATTGCCCGAATAAATATATGATGGAACAAGAAAACATGCCTAAAAAACAAGAAAATCAAACCACAGAAGGCGGAATCAACGAACTTGGAGGATTCCACTTTGAGGGTCACATTAAAATTTGGGAACCCGAAACTGGAATCGTTCACCAAGATAAAAGAAACGCCATTCACTACGAAAATATGTCAGTTGCTATGGTGCAAAGTTTAAGTAATCAAGGACGAGGCACAGTCTACGAGATGGTGTTCGGAAACGGCGGAACATCAGTAGATCCAACAGGACTTATTACATACCTTACTACAAACACAGTAGGTATTAATTCAAGCCTTTACAACCAAACTTATAGAAAAGTTGTAGATCAAAATTCTGTAGAAAACTTAGACTCATCTAGAAATAAGATGGAAATAAGACATCTCAGCGGAGCTACTTACAGCGATATTTTTATTACTTGTTTGCTTGACTTTGGTGAACCAGTAGGCCAAGAGGCGTTCGACAATAGTAAAGATCTAAGCGGGACTTTTGTGTTTGACGAGTTAGGCTTAAAGAGTTATAACCCAGACGGAGAAGGAAAGTTGTTGACCCATGTTATCTTCCATCCTGTACAAAAGTCATTAAACAGATTGTTACAAATTGATTATACAATCCGTGTACAGAGCTTAACTGGTTTCACTGAGGTTTAATCATGCCATATATTGTTAATTATACAGACAAAAATAACAAAAGTCCTTTAACAGTATTTGACAATACCTCAAGTACTGACACTAGTTTAACATTCCCAGGAAGAAACGTTGCTGGGTATGGACAAGTTATTGCTGAAAACTTTTTGCATCTATTAGAAAATTTTGCTAGTACTGAGCAACCAGTTAACCCTACAGAGGGTCAACTCTGGTACGACACCTCAGATAAAGTTTTAAAAATATTTGACAATGTTTCTTGGAAAGCTGCAAGTAATATTCAAAAGAGTGCAGTTGAACCATCAACTGAAACATCAAACGTTGGTGAATTGTGGGTAGATACTACAAACCAACAATTAAGAATTTATACAGGAAATAGATGGATCCTAGTAGGTCCTACAGAAAGCACCATTGACGGTCTACGATATGGTCCTGCTGTTGAAACTATTTCTGACTCGGACAACGTTGATCGATCAATTTTAGTAATATACCTCGCAGATATTCCTGTACAGATCATTAGTAAAGATACTTTTACTCCTAAGATTATTATTGAAGGTTTTGATCTTATTAGAACTGGTATTAATTTAACCAACAGAGCAGTTGATGGTATTGTTAGTAAGTTTCACGGAACAGCTACAAGTGCTGACTCTTTGATTGTTGCTGGAACATCGATTGCAGCAGGAAAGTTTTTAAGATCTGACGTTACAGGAACAGTCGAAAACAATTTCAATATTAGAGGATCGGGCGGTCTTACACTAGGCTCCGACGGTAACTTTAATATTTCAACTACTTCTACAGCAGCTAAAATTTATAACTCAACTTCTGGAAGTAGTATTGACCTTCAAGTTAATCGAGACGGCATACCTAATACAATCTTACGTATCCTAGACGATAACGTTGGTATTAATAAAGCAGTTCCAGAAGAAGCATTAGATGTTGTTGGTAACATTAAAACATCAGGTCAGCTTTACATTACAAACACAGCAGAAAGCACTAATTCACTTAACGGTGCGTTAAGAGTTGCTGGCGGTGCGTCTATTACCAAGAATCTTATTGTAGGTACTGATGTAGATATTTCTGGTCAGACACAAACAAGAAACCTATATCCTAAGGTATCTGAAACATATGACTTAGGAACAGCAGCTAGAAGATGGAATACAGTTAGAGCTAAAACAATTATTGCTGATTCTATCTCCGGAGTATTATCTGGAGACATTAGTGGTAATGCTAATACAGCAACTAACTTAAAAAATGTAAGCACATTCAGAATTGTTGGTGACGTTTCTGCTCCGCCGATTCAGTTTGATGGACAGATTGGTAGTTATACTAAGATCTTTAATACATCGCTAACAGCAAATATTATTTCTGGAAAGAGTGAACCTTTCCCAAACAGATCCCAAGAACAAGATCAAATTCTTGTTTATCGTCCTAGCCTAGCAATTCCTACAGTCACTACAGACTTTAGAGTTGTTATTATTGAATCAGACTATACTTGCGTTACTGACGTCAACCATAATATGTTAATCGGAGATTTGTTTACTCCGAACGTTTCTTTAAACGGATTTACCGCAGGTTCGACTTATTATGTTGTAGCAGTTCCTAGCACAACAAGATTTAGAGTTTCTGTATTCTCAGGCGGCGCAGTATTACCGTTGACTGCTGGAACAAGTTTAAACATTCCAGGAAGAAAAGGATCCGCTACAGCAGGTCTTATCAAACAAAGTCGCGATACATTTATTGCAGACTTAGGAGTTCCTATTGGAGCAATTATGCCTTTTGCAGGCAACAACGTTCCATACGGTTACTTGCTATGTGATGGATCAGAGGTTGAACAAGTTAAGTATCTTGACTTGTACGATACAATTGGTAACACCTATGGAACACCAACAATTGGATTTGGTACATTTAAACTTCCGGACTTAAGAGGTAGATTTGCTTTAGGTAGGGACAATATGGATAACAACTCTACTGTTCCTAACTCGAACGGCGGAATTGTTGATGCAGGTGGCGGAAGTGCAGGCCGTGTTAGCGATACCAATGCAGAAAACTTAGGTAGAAGTGCTGGACAGAGCTCAGTGACATTAACACTAGGAAATCTTCCAGACCATACTCACAGCATGAACGTGAATAACATTCAGTACTCAGCTGTTAGAGTAGACACTGCTATTAATGCACCAGGAAAAACAGGACTTGGACCAACAGCACCAGGTCAGGCACAATATTTAGAAGACTCAGGACCAATTAAGAAACCTAGTTCGGACTTTACGCTGTCTACACCAATTGGTATTATGAACCCATATCTAACAATTAATTATATTATTAGATCGGGCCCACCAAGATTCTAAAGTATCAGGATAAAACATGGCATATCAGATTAATAAAACAGACGGTACAATAGTTTCAACAGTGGCAGACGGCCAAGTTGATGCAAACTCTACTGACATTACTTTAATAGGAAAGAACTACAGCGGATTTGGAGAAATTCTTAACGAAAATCTTGTTAAGATGTTAGAAAATTTTTCTTCCGTGTCGGCTCCTACAAGGCCTATTCGAGGACAGGTGTGGTACGATTCTACAGAATCAAAATTAAAAGTTTACAACGGAACACAATTTGTTCCAGTTAGTTCTGCTACTATTGCTAATGCAAGACCTAGTACACTAGGCATTGGCGACTTGTGGTACAACGACGTTGACAAGCAACTATATTTTTATGACGGTACAGAGCCAATTCTACTAGCTCCGTTGTATTCTGCAAGCCAAGGTGTTAGCGGTCTTAAAGTACAAAGTATTTTAGACACACTTAATCAAACTCGAGTAATTACACTCTTATATAATAACGGAATTTTGTTAGGAATTTTTTCTAAAGATTCTTTTACTCCAAAGAACGCTATTGATGGTTTCTCTGGAAACATTGATCCTGGTTTTAATGCAGGAACATTAACAAACTTAAAATTTAAGGTAACGGTTACTAACTCTGAAAAGTTAGGTGGCGCTGATGCTACAACTTATGTTCGTCGAGATACGTCAAACACTATTGACGGCCAGGTTAGAATTACTAAAGACTTAGGACTTGTTATCGGCGATGCAGGTAACGGCGATTTTATTGTTAACAATGGTAACGTGGTTTTACAAAATACCGCAACTGACAAAGATTTTATTATTAGAGTTAGAAAAGGTATTGACCAAGAAGAAGCCATTAAAGTTTACTCAACAGAAAGAAGAGTTGACATTTATAATGATCCTGCTTTTGCTGCAAGTCAAGTTAATATAGGTGGATCTTTAACTGTTACAGGAAACTTAACAGTAGAAGGAACAACAACTACAATCAACACAGCTAACGTTACTGTTGAAGATAAAAATATTATTCTAGCTCTTCCAGAAGGCGGAGCCCCAACAGATGACAATGCTTCTACAGGTGGTATTATTGTTCAAGGAGACACTGCTCACGCATTTGTGTGGGCTAAGTCAGCAGGCGAATCTGCACAAGCAAATACCGCATCAGGTTACGACAATAGCATTCCTGAGTTATACGGCGATGCTTGGAACAGTACTGAGAATATTAACTTAGAAAGAAACAGATACTATGCTATTGACAATGTTCCAGTTTTAGTACAGTTAACTTCTACTCCAACAAAGACGTTTGGTTTAACAGCCGCAGTAACAAGCATCTCGGGTGTTAGCTCGTTCGGTAAGCAAACACAGATTAACGTTGGTCCTGGTTTACTAACAGACGATCCTTGGATTACTATTGAAGATACAAGGATTAGTACAAACTTAACTAATCAAGATTTAGAATTGTTTCCTAACAGAAACATTGTATTAAACGGTACAGCTAAAATTAAGTACTTGGCTGACCCGGTTGAGGCACAGGATGCTGCAACTAAGAGTTATGTGGACGAGTACGTTAAGTCTAGAGATCTTGTTTTCTCAATTGACTTGTCGGACGGTAAACCAAACAGCTATATTATTAGTGAGATTCTAGATAACTTAGCACCTGCGGCAAATTTTGAAATTGGTACTCGTGCTAGAATTTTATGTAACTTATTATCTAACTCGGGCAATAGTTTTGAGATTAATCCTTTAAGAAATCCATCGTCTGCATCTTTTGTAACTGACGTATCTGGGCCTAGCTATGCTACAGGGTTAACAGGACTATCCTTTAGTACAGCAATTATTCCAGGCCAACCAATTAATACAACAAGAGTGGTAAAAGTTTTCTTACTAAAATCATCAGGGTGGGATTGGGAAAGCGACACACCATTGGCACCGTAATTCGAGGAGCGAACTAAGAAATGCCTTATATTATTAATAAATCCGACGGAACACCGTTGATCACACTAGAGGATGGTGCGTTAGATACTAGCACCAGTGTAGGGCTTCTAGGTAGAAATTATACCGGTTACGGCGAAGTACAAAACGAAAACTTCTTACACTTACTAGAAAATTTTTCTAGTGCAGGCGCACCTTCAAAACCTATAAGCGGTCAAACTTGGTTTGACAGTAGTCGAAAAGTTCTTAATGTCTATGACGGTAGCAAGTGGGAAAGAGTAGGATCTGCAATAACATCTGACACTGCTCCTGAGAATCCTGCATTGGGATCTTTTTGGTTTAAAACTCCTTACAATACTTTATATATTTGGAACGGTTCAACCTGGGCATTTGTTGGACCGGAAACAGCAGAAGGATTTGGCGTAACAAGAGCTCAATCAATTGTTCTTTCGGATTCGAGCGGTACTTTAGTTCCTGTAATTTTACTAATTGTAAACGATGTAATACTTGGAATAGTATCGTCAAGAGCATTTACTGTAAGCGTAACAAATCCAATAGCTGGTTTTACTAACATCGGTGAAGGTATAACATTATCCTCTTTAGTTAGTATGCACGGCAATGTTACAGGAAAAGCACAACGAGCCGATAGGTTTGAAACACAACGTAATATTAACGGAGTACCGTTCGACGGAACAGCTAACATTACAGTTAAAGCCAGCACTACTAACAAATTAAAAAGAGGTTCTTACATCTCTGGAAACGATTTTGATGGATCGGTAGAAGATACATGGTCAGTGGATGCGTCATCTGCAAATGTTATTGGAAAAGTTGTAGCAAGAAATAGCAACGGAGATTTTAGTGCAGGGACAGTTTATGCTGATCTAGTTGGCAATGTTCAAGGTAATGTTACAGTTGAAGAAGGAACTAGCAATTTTAATATTGTAAGAGCAAATCAGTTCATCGGTGCTACATTATCGGGAAATGCTTTTAGTGCTACTCGATTACAAACTGCAAGAACAATCAACGGAGTAACATTTGACGGAACTAGTAACGTTACAGTTCCTTCGGCTGCTCTTACATTAACCGGCAATACTTTAAATCCTTCGGTTATATTTTCTAGTTTAACTTCAGTTGGAAAGTTGTCAGCATTATCTGTTAATGATGCCGGAATTACTGTAGGAAATGGAAACCAGTTGTCAATATCTGTGACATCGATGGTACCAACTATTAAAAATAATTCTTCAGACTTGCCGTTAAAGTTTGAAATTACTGATTCGGGAGTAGTAGGTGGTGCAAGCGGATTATGGTTACTACCATCTTCGATAGCGTTATCAAGCGGCGGCGAAGCTTCTCCGGCAATAGTACCAAATGAAACAAATCAAGTTACATTAGGACATCCTAGCTACAGATACAAGAAAACATATTCCAACGAATTCATTGGAGAGTTAACCGGAAATGCTACCACTGCTACTTCTGCAATTACAAGTACAAATCTAAGTGGCGGAGCAAAAGGAGCAATACCTTATCAGTCAGCGGCTAATGCTACTACAATGTTGCCGGCAGGCCTTGCTGGACAGATTCTAAAGAGCGGTGGTGCAAGCGGTATACCATATTGGGACACTCAAGTATTTCCTTCGTTAAAGGTTGGATCTTACATTGTAGGTAATGACTACAATACTTCAGCAGAAAGAATTTGGTCTGTAGATGCAACATCATCTAGTACAGCTAATAAGGTTGTGGCTCGAGATTCAAACGGTGATTTTTCAGCAGCTAGAATTTCTTTAACTGCAACACCTACTGCGGCTAATCATGCAGTAACAAAACAATATGTAGATAATTCTTCGTTTACTGTTACATCGGGAAATACAATTTACAGTACATCTGGTTATACTAATCAAGTTGGCAGCTGGAATAACAATGCAAACTACTTTGATGTGTTTCCTCCTAGCGGAAAGTCTATGGACAATTTAATTGCATTTATTCCTAGTATTGCAGTAATTCATTATGCAGGCGGGGTAAACGGAGACGATTCGATGAGATGTACTTGGTCTAATCTCGGTGACAGAATTAGAGTTTATGTACAAAACTCAGAGCAGCGTTCAACACCAGCTGCTAACTATATGGCTATCTGGAGTTAATATGCACTACGTTTGTATAGAAAATAATAAAATTATAAGCATCTTAAATTATGCTCCTAATGTTCCGCAGAGCGTGTTAGTTATTGACATACCTGATGCCGACGCCGAAAATATTAGAAACCAAACACATTACTTTGATGTAGCAACAAGATCAGTGCAGCCTGTTGCCAAAGATGTGTTGGATAAAAAAAGTGTAGAGTTAAAAAATGCTGTTGAACGAGAATATTTAAGCAGCACAGATTGGATGGTACTACGACATATTCGACAAAAGGCATTAGGAATTTCTACCTCTTTGTCAGATGCAGAGTATGTAGACCTAGAACAAAAAAGAAATGCTGCTGCAAGTAGAATAGTCAGCGTATAACAAATAAATATCAAATCATTGGGGTAATAAGATGGCTTATCAATTAGACAGATTTAACGGAACATTCTTAGTAAATGTAGAAGACGGTTCTATCGAAACTAACGTAACTGACCTACGCTTTGTAGGAAAGAACTATGCAGGTTATGGAGAAGTTCAAAACGAAAACTTCTTACATTTACTAGAAAACTTTGCAAATACTACAGAACCGCCTAAGAAAATAACTGGACAAATTTGGTTTGACAGCGGCGAAAAGAAATTAAAATACTATGATGGAAGCAGATTCCGTTTAGCAGGCGGTGCTGAAATTGGAACAGTTGCTCCATCTGGATTAGCAATTGGTGAATTTTGGTTCGATACTTCTGCTAAACAACTTTATACATGGACAGGCACTGAATATTTGCTAATCGGCCCAGAGGCAAGTCCTGAACTAGGAGCAGCCGGAGCGGTTCCTCAAGTTGTTAAAGATACCCTAAACAACAATCATACAATACTTAAATTGTTGGCCGGCGGTAAAACAGTAGCCATTCTTAACCAAGACGACGAATTTACATTAAACCCAACACAAACCCCAATTGAAGATTTTACACTAATTAAGAAAGGTATTACACTTGCAAGTACAAACTCTGCTGGTGTTACAGCTGACAACTTCTATTTCTGGGGAACTTCAAGCAATGCTGCAAAGTTAGGCGGAGTTGATGCTAGTCTGTTCTTAAGAAGAGACACCCTACCACCTTTTGAGTCTACAGTATTTTTTAACGACGACGGATTCCAAGTAGGTAACGGTAACGATTTTAGAATTCGCGTTGAAAACAATGACGAGGTAATAGTTGAAAACAGACTAGGAAATCCTATTACTGTTAGAATTAACGACAATAACGTTGCTAAGGATATTGGAGTATTCACTAACGAGACTTTCCGACCAGGCGATCACCTTACATTTGACCTAGGTACAAACTTATTAAGATGGAGACAGGTTTACGCAGGAACCGTAACAGCCGGAACAATTAATGCAACTACAGTTAACGCCGCATTAATAGGAACCGTAAAAGGTGATTTACTTGCTGCTGAAGACGGTCAAAAGTTAATTGACGGTACAACTAAACAGATCGGTTATACTGCTGCAAATATTGTTGGAGTGTTAACTGGATCAGTTATTGGTAACGTTGATGGAAATGCTGCAAATGCAAGTAAGTTAAACGATATTTCTCCGGCAGTTGCGGTCCCAGGAAGTGTAGATAAAACTTCTATTCCAGTAAGAGATAGTAGCGGCAATTTATATGCAACACAGTTTATTGGAACTACTGACAAAGCCGATAGATTATTAATCAATGATGCTGCGGTAGATACCGATCCTAATTATAGATCTGCAAAGGTTAATCCTATTGCAAATTCTATTGTAGCTAGAAACGGTGCTGGTAGTATTTTAGCATACTTGTTTGAAGGTACAGCAACATCGGCACGTTATGCTGACCTAGCAGAAAAATATCTAGCAGATCAAGAATACGAAGTAGGTACTGTTGTATCTGTAGGTGGAGAAAAAGAAGTTACCGCTGCTAAGTTAGGCGAAAGAGCGTTAGGTGTAGTATCTGGAAATCCTGCGTTTATGATGAACAAGGATCTAGAAGGCGGTACATATATTGCTCTAAAAGGCCGAGTGCCAGTTCTTGTTGTTGGATCAATTAGAAAAGGCGATCGTTTAGTGTCTACCGATACTGGACATGCAATTCGTTCTACTCATCATACACATATTGATGCATTTGCAATTTCTTTAGAAACTGATGACAGAACAGAACTTAGACTTGTAGAGGCTGTGATCCTATAATGGCTGTCAAACCAGAAATAACTGCAACAGACTTTAACACTATCCAGGATCGAATTGCAAAGATCCTAGGAACTGGTGTTGGGTCTAGGGGATACGGACAAACTTATAACAGTTCCCCAGTGATCCAAGGTCAAGAAATCATCAGCGACCAGTGGAATAACATAAGAAGCGACATTATTACAGCTAAGTTTCATCAAGACGGTAATACCCCTATTCTAGTTAGTGCAGTTTTAGGTAACCCAATTGGTAGTGATGCCGGCGATCCTGTAGTAGATTATGCAGCAATGTCGCTTCAAGCCGACGAAAATAGATTTGCATTAGGACAAGGGCAGTTTACAATTACGCCTGTCGCTAGCAGAACTTATACTTCTGCTTGGTCAGGAACACTTACAACCGATCTAGTTGTGCAATTTGCCAATAGTAACGAAGCTCGTTACTTTTTTAACAGCGGCGGAAAGCTAAGAATAACAACTTCTAGATCCGGAGGTTCAGTCACTGCTCAAAATACTGCTTGGACTAACTTATTAAACTCTGCGGGTACTCAACAGTTTGGTGGAAACGTTCCTTCGTTAGTAAACTTCTATTCTTTAGAAGGAACAACTGCAACTCAAGCTAAAACAATATACGAGGTTACATCAAGTACACCGTATAGTGCAAACATTTATAGAATTGTAGCATGGTCTAATGTTCCAAATAACTCAACTGGATTAGCAAACGAAGTAACTATTAGAATAACTTTAGTCGACGGATACTCGGACCCAGGAAATAATCCTGGAGATATTCCAAATACTAACGGTTCGGTAGATGGAACTGTAACCGTTACAGTTGACAAAATCACCGCAACGTTGAATAACCCAGCTATTGCAGGACCAAGCGCAACGTCACTTTCTGTTATTGCGGCATCGTAATAATAGTAAATACCTCGCAATTTAGAGAGAATACATAGACATGACCGTTAATGCCAAAATCCGTGCAGTTGATTACAACACAATTAGAAATCAAGTCAATTTGGTTTTAGGAACCGGATTAGGTAATACTGGCTATGGTCAAACATCGTTAGTTTCGAGTTCAACTGTCTCTGAAAGTAATAAAGTTTCTGCATCTGACTGGAATAAATTAAAGTCGGATATTACCTATTGTTGGAATCATATCTATAATTCAAATCCTACAGCAGCTACCGCTGTAGTAAATGAAACGGTTAGATCAAATGTAACAGATTCCCCGTATAGCCAATATCAAACATTGGCAACTAGTATTACAACTGACAGATTTACAACTCCGCCTAACAATATTATTACATCCAAGGGATCTACAAGTCAAACTTGGCCAGGCACATTTGGATCAAGGTGGAACGGAACTGTTCAGTGTTTGGTTACTGTGTCTTGGTCTACGGCTGACCAAGCTCGTTACTTTTTTAACAGTGGCGGCGAAATAAGATTTAGCACTAGCAGATCTGGCGGAACAACATCTGGCGGTAGCGGAACTATTGCTGCCCAAAATAACGAATGGACCACATATCTATCGAGTACAGTCGGAACTAGGGCATTTGGTGGAAATAAACCAACAACTGGCACAGGTGGATTAACAGGGGGCAACTTTTACAGATTGTCTAACGTCTTTACTAATCCTTGGTATAGTTCAACTGCTGGCGGTAATTATAGTTTAAACTCTTTTAAGATTTGGGCTAGAGCAGTTGACACAGCAAACAACTCTAGTGGCGGTGCAACTACTATTGAATTCTTAGTTGAATGGATCGACAGCCATACTGGTTCGTCAGGGGGCCCAGACGGTGTTGACGGAACATTAAGTTTAGCTGTTTCAGAAATAAGAGCAGCTGGAGCATTTACAATTGAATCAGCTACAGTGAATATTGGTAGAATTGAGCCAAGCGGAATTCCTAGTAATTCTACTTTTGCTATTACTAACAATTTTGATTCATTAAACGAAGGAAGCACTGTAACATTTACAGTTAATACAACTAATGTAACAAACGGAACGCAACTATTTTGGACACTTGCTAGCGGTCCAGGATTTACTGCCGCAGACTTCTCCGACGGTGCGGGTTCCGGAATGGTCACTATAAACAACAATGTTGGATCATTTACTAGAACCCTGGCAGCAGATTATATAACAGAAGGAACAGAGTTTTTCTTAATTGAACTTAGGATTAACTCTACCTCTGGTCAGGTAGTTTCTACCAGCAACGTTATATCTGTTAACGATACTGCAATTACACAATATGTTTCGGTTACTACTAACTATACTTCTACACAAACTGTAAGAAGTTTAGCCATTGCACAAGGTTGGAATCAAAGTTCTAGACTTCAATTTACTATTGAGCAAGGTTATTACTTTGCAGGAACTGAGAACCTATCGTATAACGGATCAGACAGTCCAGTTAAGCACAGAGACGTTGCCGGTTTAATTATTGATGGAAGTTTCCCTAACGGTCTAATCTTAATTAACAAAGGGCACATTAGTGGCCGCGGTGGACGAGGCGGAGCAGGCGGTGTAGGCGGAAACGGTTCTGGTGGATTTGCAGGCACACCGGGACTAGTAGTTACAAGCACAGCTAGCGGATCGTTCTTCCAGGTTTGGAATTATGGTGCCATTACCGGTGGTGGTGGCGGTGGTGGTGGTGGTGGTTTTGCCAGCGGAGTTAATAGTGGCGGTGGTGGCGGTGGCGGAGCACCTTTTGGAGCAGGCGGAAGCGGTGGCGCCGGTGGCGGCACAGCATCGTTCTTTGGTTCCGGTGATGGTGGCGATGTTGACGGTGGTTACTCAAAAGGTGGCCGAGGCGGAAGTCAAGG